GCGGGTGCGCGGCGCGGTCCTGCGGGAACGTCGCCGGCCCCGCCGCACTGGTGTGGACGACCGCAACCTTCCAGAACGTGATCGAGGTGGCGTCGTAGACCACCGCGTTCAGCGTATTGTAGAGGTGCGCGTTCTGCCACGCGGGCGCATCGAGCGCGTGCAGATCATTCCAGCGGATACAGCCGCCACGCAATTTGGCACCGCGCAGCGTCGGCAACCAGTTGTCCATGATGACAGCGCCGCCCGGCTTCATGTAGGTCAGGTTTTCGTTTTCGATCAGGCCGCGCGTCGGCGCAGGCATCGTGATCGGCGTCAGCCTTTGCGCCGCCTCTGGCGGCACTGGCGCGCGACGAAATGCCTGATGCTGGCTCATGTCGGGACCGGCCACGGGTAAGCGACGCGGGCGTCAGACGAGATAGGCGTGCGACCGATGATGATCGGCGACGGGCTGTCGTGGCCCATCACGTTGGTCAGCGCGTCACCGTAGGTGCCGACATCCTCGGCATAGGGTGCGCCTTTTTGGGCTTTCCACTGCCACGTCATGCCGAGCTTCAGCACGCGCTCGTCAAGCAGGTAGGTGTCGCCATCGTTGAGGAAGGCCTCGCCGACGCCGCCGCTCGCCAGCGAGATCGCGTTCTTGTCGAGGTAGGCAAACGTCGCGGAGACGCCGACACCCATCACAGGATAGATCAGCATCTGGCCGCCGATGATCGTCCACTCGCCCCACGCCGAGAGGCGGTTCAGCAAGCGGCGCTGGAGCCATTGGTCGGCGTCGGGCACGAACATCATCGGCTGTAGCGCGGAGGTCGAGCGCCAGACGTTGGTGGTGAGCAGCATGCGCTTGAAGTTGGCCGGGAGATCGAACGCGGTCTGCACACCGTTGCCGGTGAAGGTCTGCGTCTTCTTTAGCCTCGTCCAGTCGCGGAGGTCGTAGGCGATGCGCTGCGCCATCTCGTTGGACAGAGCCAGCATCTCCTGCATGGTGCGGTTGGTGGTGAGGCCAGAAAAGATCGAGGTCGGCAACGTGACACCGACCGCCGAGCAGACATCCCTCACCACCGTCAGTATGGTCATGCCACCTTCTCCGGTCGGGTATCCATCGCCATGCGAAGCAGCGTCTTGCGGTTCAACTGGCCAGCCGGTTCATGGCCGGTGTTGGCCTTGATGAAGGCGCGCAACTGCTCAAGGGTCATCGCCTCGAACTCGCCCTCGGCCCCGTTGAGCTTCAGCGCCTCGTTGTCCTCTTCGAGGATGGCGTTGCGAGCGCGCAAGGCTTCCAGTTCGGCCTGCAATTGCAGGTTTGGTGCCGCCTTCTTGCTCTCCTCGATGAAGGCGATTGACTGGTTCTTCAGGTCGCGGCCACCGGGACCGAGATTTTTCAGTTCCTGCCCATCGATGTGCGCGAGCGCCTCGACGGTGTAGACGTTGAGCGCACGCAGTTCGGCGCGGCGGCCCTCGGTGAGGAACGGCGCATGCGACAGCGGCGTGCCGGTCTTGGTCTGCGCGGCCTGCGCCTTGAACTGCCGGTACTGGTGCGCGAAGCGTTCGGCGTAGGTCACCCTGACCTGACCGCCCGTGTGCGGATCGACGTCCCAGTGCGAGTACGACGTGGCGGGCACCACGACGACGGTGGAGCGTGAACCGGCTGACTTAATGACGCACACCTCCATGTCGTCGCAGATCAGGCGGCCTGCTTCGCGGCTCTTCAGTTCATTGGGTTGGGCGTGATGTTGAAACACCGCGACCAGCGCGGCGTCGGGATCGGTGGCCATGTAGTTCTCCAATGGAAAAAGGGCCGCCTCGATTGGCGGCCCTTGCGTGGTTGATCAGGTAGCGGGCGTGCTGTCGTAGAAACGCCAGTTGAACAGCGGGTTCGTCATCGTCAGTTCGCCCATCCAGCCGATGAACTGCGCGATGGCGTCCTTGTCGATGGGCATCTGTCCATCGCCGTCGAACAGCTTGTCGAAATTCCGATTGGGGTGATAGCGCAGCCGGAACGTATCGGTGTTCAGGCCGAAGGTTGTGTTCGGCGGCATGTTGGAGCCGATGCCGCCGTCGAGGACGATCTCGGCGCGCTTGCCGCCGCCGATGTACTCAAGTGCGGAGAAGCCCAGCTTGCCGAGCGAGGTCTCGTTCTGTTGCCGCTGGATCGCAATCGTCGCGGCGTCGTAGGCCGCATAATGCTCTGGCGACATGATCAGCAAGTCCGCGTAGTCCTTGCCGCGCGAACGGTTGGTCATGATGTTGTTGAGCATCGGGCGGATGGTGGTCGAGGTGACCTGCGTCGAACCAGCCATGAAGCTGTGCGCGTCGAAGGTCGAGGTGCGCCAGAGCGCGTTGGTGCGGTCGATGCCGCCGTACAGGCCGGTGTTGACGACAATCGGCACGGCGGTCGCCAACCCAGTGATCTGCTTGCCGCCGTTGGCGAGCCCGTCACTGTAGAGACCTGCGTCCATCGTGTCTTCAAGAGCGCGTTCAGCCGCGCTGATGTAGCTGTCGTAGACGTCCATCAGTTGCGCGGAGCCCTCGTTGTTGAGGATTTCCTGCATCGACAGGATCACCGGCACCACGACCATCTTCGGGTCGAAGTACGCATCGTTGAACAGATCGATGGCGGGGTTCAGCAACTGATCGTAGCCGCTGTACCACTGAGCGACCTGCTTGCCGATTTGCAAGGTCTGGCGGATTTTGGGACCAGAGTAAGTCTGCCAGAGACCCTTCCTGCGCATGACCGCAAGCAGGGCGTTGTTGTTAGAGACGAGGTCTTCGTAGCTGGAAGAGCGATCCTCCAGCGCCATGCTGAGTATCTGTTGATACTGAGCAAGCGTTGCGAGATTGGGCATGTTTGCTCCATCGGGTCAGGGTTAGAGACCGCCTTGCACGCGATTGATCGCGCTCTGGATGGCCTCGCGGCGACCGACAGGCTTCTTGCTTCGCGACGCTGGGTTTGAGCCAGTCACGTCGGGTGCGCCTGAAATGCTCTTGTCGGTAGGTCGGGTCTGAGCCGATGGGGCAGTGCTGCGGGTCTGAGCCGCGTGGGTGGCGGGACGGAGTAGCTCCGCTCGCCGGTAGGCGGTTTCCAGATCGAAGCCGAGCTTCAGTTCGGCCTCGACGAGGTCGCCGAGTTCGTCGAAGCGGGGATGGGTCTCAGCGAACTGATCGACCGCTCCCCGCGTCTCCTTGAACTGGACCGCACTATCTCCTGCACGGCGGTTTTCAAGCTGGTAATTTCCTGATGCAGTGCGCCAATCTGGTGCTGGGCCGCCGTGGCGGTGTTCTGGGTCTGCACCAGCCTTTGCTGATCGGGCGTCTGGTTGAGGACGTGATAGGCGATGTCGCGCAGCGTCAGCTTCTGGCCATCGGCGCTGCGCAGGTTGAGGTTGTTGACGATGATGTCGAGGCCGCCGACCACGTCCTGCCGCAGCTTTGCTTCCATCGACGTGTAGTTCGTCAGCGCGCGGTCGAGCGTGGTGCCGTGCTGCTTGGCCATCTCATGGAAGTGGCGCACCGGCTCGAACGCTTCGCTGTCGGCCTTGGTCTTCTGGTAATAGTCGCCGAACTCTTGCTGCATGCGATGCACTTCGCCGCGCACGCTCTCCGGTGCGTTGGCCCAGTCGCGCTTGGCATGCTCTGCCATGCGCTGTGGCGGATCGCGGTAGGGCGTGCCTTCCGGCAGTTGCGCAGGTTTGCGCATTTGCGCACCGTTTTGCGCACCGTTTTGCGCACCCGGCTGCGCTTGTTCCCGTGGCGCAAACTGGCCGCGATCACCGCGCGGCTGTTCGTCGGGCCGCTTCTTGAGATCGAGCTTTTCCTTCGGTGTCTCTTCGGGCGGCCTGTTGTGGCCGGGCTTGGCATCCGCAGGCTTGGCAGCGGGCCTCTCAGCGGGTTTGGCGTCCTTGGCGGGCGGATTGTTCGCCTTGTCGAAGGCGCGCTGGATGGCCTCCCTGCGGCTTTCTGGACGGGGCCGGGAGCCCTCCTCTACCGGCTTGTCGGGAGCCTGCGATCCAATCGGGTTCGGAACGGTCGGCTGGTTCTGCTCGATCACGACCTCATGGGTCGGCGCGCTGCCGGGATCGGCAACGGTGGTGTCGCTCATATCCTATCTCCTGATTTGTAACGCTCGATGGCCGTCGCAATGGATCGGCGTCGGGCGTCCTTGACGGCGCGCGTGTTGGTGGCGCGCGTCTTCGGTTTCAGTTTTTCATTGCCGATTTCGATGAGGCCGTTGGCACGACCGACAGCGCGGAAGGCCCGCTTGCTTGTGTAGAAGCGGCCATCGACCTGCTCGACCGGGTCCATCGTGTCGGAGATGACGTAGGGTCGAGGCAGATCGCTGCGGGCTGGTTTTGGACGCGGCTTCGCAACCCGCCATCTGCCGGGTTCGACTTCGACT